CCCGTGTTATGTATCCCATGACACCCAGACTGCGATTTTCCCTACCTAATTCTGATTAGAAAGGGGCACCGGTCCTATCAACCGAATGCGATACCTAATAAAGACTATACCTAGAACCTGACTGGCCGCTGCTCCAGTGGAGGCCAAATTCAGCTCTCCCCATGCGTATTGATTGATGACCCCCAGCCCATTACCATTAGCTACAATAGCATCGGCACCGGCATTAGTTGTCATTTTGAATCGCTTGGGCACGCCATTAGAAAACCTAGTAACGTGTTGAGGCAATTCAAACGACACAACGTTGCCGGACGGTGCACCAAAGCGTTGCAAAAAGGTACCTCCATCACCCCCGGCATATGCAGGTGCCATTAGTGATTGCTCACTAGCCAGCATCTGGCTTAAATTGGATGGCGTGGAATCCCTTGCATCTGAATAAAATGACATGGCTATGGTGCCAGCTGTTGTAGTTGGTACACTGGGCACATATGTGTATTCCACCCTGTGTACTTCATACTCAGAGTAAGAATTGGACATATTGGCTAACCACAACAAATTTGATTGCCCGGGATGCTGTATTAGAGCCTCACACTTGAAGGCTCCTGCAACGGAATTTGCTGTGATAGTCCATAGAGCTTCAGTGCGCTCAACAAAAAGGTCAGAACCGCTGAACCCACCAATGGTAGCAGTGATGTTTGGAAATTTAGCATATTGTTGACCGCCAACAAAGCCAGTAGAGCTGCGAAAAGCAACTGGACCAACATGATTTTGGCCATCTGTATTCTTTTCTTTCTTTCTAGATCTAACATTCCTAGATGTTACGTTCCTAATATTAGGCATATTCGACAGAGGTGGTTAACAACTATCAACTAGGTAAGATACCTCACAATACTCACCCTGATCCGTGTGAGTGACGTTTCCCAAATTGATGAGCTCAAATCTCCGTTCTAGTAACAGCTGGTTGTCAGGCGTTATTCCAAAGGCAAGCCAAAAGGAATAACGACTCCTGGCAGTGATGTCACGAACTTGTTGAGTCACTTTTGGGATCATCATCCA